ATAGGCTGCAGATGTGTCGCCAATAGAGATGTCTAGTGGATTTAAATCAAATGCACCAATTTTTGTTCTAAGGGCTGGTAGTGGACCAGATACTCCAGGTGTTAATTCAGGGTATATAGATGGTTTGCTTGATATTGAATCAACAATATTGTCTACTCTTGATACAGATTTGGCAATGTTTGATTCTATTACTGGTGTCATTGTTTCTCTATTAAACAATTTACCAATAAATCCAGAAATTTTTGCACCAACAGTTTTCTTTGGTATTGATCTAGAAATTTCTGCTGCTAGTCCTTTCCCAAACGGAGCTGCTGCTTTACTGGCTCCAGCAGTGGCTATTGTCGCAATAACATCAGCAGTATTAATTAAACCTTCAATAGCTCCAGCTTCACGAAGTCTTGGATTTTTTCCAATTAATCTACCGCCTGTGTTTATTAATGGATTAAGAAAAGTTGCTTGATAGCTTTCTAGTTGCGATCTAATAAATCCAGGTGTTGCAGTAACTACATCAATGCCCTTGAATATTGCTTTTTCAACAAAATTTAATCCCTTTTCAGTTTTCCAATCGTATGGTTTTTTAGAAATAGCAACCCCTGCTGTTGCAAGAGCAAACTGTTTTTTCGCATCATTAGTTTTTGCATTAGATTGCTGCTCAATCCTATCTGCGCTTCCTCTTGTGTTTGAAGGATTTGCTCTTCCAACTCTATTTGCTTCCGACATATGGATAAGTTGTGCAGCCATTTCAGCAGTAGCATCATCTTTATAGACTCCTAAATTCTTACCGCTATTTATTGCAAACTTTATTGCTTGTTGATCACTTATAATTTTTCCATTAACAACTGTTGGAAGAAGCATTGTGCCACGATCTGTTCCAATACTGAGTGACCTAACTGTGCTTACCCCGCCTTCACCTTTGATATTGTTTTTTACTACAGGTAGTTTATTAAGATTTATATTTCCTGGTACAACTGGCTTAACAACGGTTCCGTAAGGACCGTTTAATGTTCCGTCACCCTTCTTTGGAGCTATCGCCCCACTCCTCTTTGGTACTTGACCACCCTTGAGGAATTTTGGAAGAAGGTTGTTATTCATCTTATTCAAAGCGCCTATGCCAATTCTTGAAACCGCCTTCGCATTAAGAATGTATTCTCCACCATGAAGAAGTGCTGGTACACCTTCTTGTGTTGGTGCTGGGATGTATCCTTCTGGATACCCACTGTTTTGGTTCTGGGTTCTTGTCGGAATAATTCCACCCTTTGCTCTTGAAGTTGGCTTCAATGATGGGTTTGGAATAAAAGCTGGCTTAATTGGTCTTGCTCCAATAGCTGCCGTTGAAAGACCAGTTCCTGCGGTGAATTGCTGATAGGTTAGTGGAGCGAGACCCTTAACCGCTCTTAGTGCGTTATTAGAAGTGAAAGCATCAGCCCTTCCAACATTAAGACCAGCTCCAGAAGGTGTGCTACCTGTTGTTCCACCACCGCCTCCACCACCGCCAGCCGCAGCATCTTTCTGAGCTTCACCAGCGGCTTCTGCTGCTGCTTTAAGACCGAGCCATTTGAGACTTGTTGCATCAATATATCCACGCATCTCTTCAAACAAATCTTTATTAACAGCAACATCATTTCTTAGAGCATCTGTTATTGCTCTATTGCCATCAATAATTGCTTGCTTATAAACTTTCTCCCAGTTTTCTTTGAACTTAGTTGTTGCTTCTGCAAACGGAGTGAGGAAGTCATTTGTTACAGCGGTAACAATTGCTGTTGCTGACTCTTTGAAGTTATCTTTGAGACCAGTTGTGACAAGACCAAATGAATCAATAACGGTTTGTTTCTTGTCTCCAAATACACCGCCGATATCGGCAAGCATTCCAATTGTTACGCCAATAACAGTATTCTCGCTAGTGTCTGAACCTAGACCATACTTTTCTTTTGCTACCAGGACTAGTTCATCAAGATTTGTGCTAAATGCACCGACAACATCATTTGGCATCTTTGTATTAATAGTTGTAGCAAAGTCGGTAAACATCTTTTCAAACGCAGCACTATTGTCAGTTGCTGTTTGATTTGTGATGTTATAAAGCTCTCCAATTTGGGTCTTGTAATCTTCAATCGTTACTGGTGGGAACTTTGTAATAGTCTCAATTGATTCCTGGAACTTAGCAATTGATTCATCAAAGAACTTTTGAGCTGCATCCCTTGCCTCATTAATAGCTTCTTTGAGTGCATCAAGATTTTCTTTTGCAAGATCTTTTGCCCGACTTGATTCAAGAGAATTAAGGTCTTCATTAAACGACTTTGTTTGAGAAGTCTGCTCAAGCTGAAGCATTCTTGCATCATCTGTACGACCTTCGTATACAGCCAATGCATAATTTCTACGGAACTGCTCATCACTAAGCGCCTTGTCATCAAGCATCTTACGCTTGTTAGATTCAAACTCTTTTGTCTTTGTTAATGATTCTTCCGCTTTTTCAAGTTTTCCAAGTGTCTTAATCTGTACATCATAAATCTTTAACGCAGCATCTCTCTGCTTCTCAAGAGCCTTGGTTGATGCATCAACATACTTATCAATTGCATTCTTTAATTCACCAGCAATGTAATTCTGCAGATCCTGAACTGCGCTCTTAATACCTTCCTTGAGCTTCTCACCAATCTTTCCAGATGGATCATTCTCTTCAAAACCATCACCAGCAGAATTGGCAATAGCTTCACCAGCGGCTTCACCAGCCTCTGTGCCAGCATCAACGAGAGGCTTCTTCCCTTTCTGAAGAGAATGGGTGCTTTCTTTAACACCAAGATCTGCGCCTTTCTTCAAACCACCCTTGATAGTATTTGCTATTCCATCAATTGCCTTGCCATAAAGATTTACTCCGCCATCAACCAATCCCTTAGCGCCATCAGCAAGAGCGTCAATAGCACCACTAGCAGCATCGGCTCCAGCATCAACCATCCCATACATTCCGTCAATAGTGTCATTCATGCCATCACTTATTGCACTGAACCATCCCATACCTGGGATCTTGCTAAGCCAACTAAAACCCTTTGCAACTGCTTTTGGTATTGCTGTGAGTGATGTAAGCATCAATTTAACGCCTAGGGCAATAACTTTTACAAGACCCTTCATTAAACCAGCAAATATGGTGATAACTGCTTTTACTATAAAGCCAGCAACCTTGATAAGAACTTTCATTACTGCTTGCCATATACTTACAAGCACTTCTGCGACTCTGGCAAAGGCTGCTGTTAAGAACTTGAGTGCGTCACCCCAATTTCCCTTGAACATGGAAACAACAGCCATAACAATATTGACCACTGCGTACAGATATGGTTTGATAATATTTTCAACAAGCGATTTAAACGCTTGTGCAACCATTTGCACAACCTTAACGAATTGTCTAAATATTGTAACAAGTCCATTAACAGAACCTTCTGTCCCCTTTGCTCCACCACCGAACTGAGCGAACAAGTCCTGAATTGGTCTTGTTATTTCCATCAATGCTTTCTTGATGACACCGAAAGCAAATGCAAGACCTCTCAGTGGTCCAGCCGCTTTTTCTTTGAACATTCCAAAGTTTTTAACAACAAGCATTACTGCTACACCAATACCAAGAACAATTGCTCCAATGCCAGTAGCAAGCATTGTCATTCTAAAAATCTTCATTGCAAGATCTGCGAGCTTTACATTTGTAACAAATCCCTTAATTGCAACACCCATTTTTCTAAATGTTCCTGGGGCTGCCAGACCAAGTGTTCTTTGCTGAGCTTCAAGAGCTGCTATGGCACCCTTAGCACCACTAACACCAGCTTTAAATTGTTTAATTGGTCTTAGGGCTTCTACAAATCCTTTGCCAAGATTTGCTGTCTTGCTAGTTGTTGCAAAGTCTTTAATGCCACCTACAGCTTTACGAGCACGAAGTTGTGTTTGCATCCTTGCGCCCTGAACACCACCACCTGCAAGAATGTTTGCTTGATCTTCCGCTGTTCCAAGAAGTCTTCTTGTTGCTGATATTCTTCCACCACTAAGTCTTGAGAGCGCACCTCTTGTGCGGCTTGGAGATCCAGGAGTTGTGTCATCAAGAAGTTCATTACCGCCTTGAAAAAAACGGGTTCCTAATTTATCTGTAACAATACCTTTAGCCTGATAAAATGGATCTCTATCAGCTACAAGATTTTGTCTCGCTGCTCTTGCAAGTCTTGCAGCAGAATTTGCTCTACCAGCAGCAAGAGCATTTGGAACACTTGCAACTTTTGCAGAGTTTGTAAGTTGATATGCATACTGAGCTGGGGTTAGTGCTCTACCAGCAGCAATTTTATTAGAAATAGTTCTGCTCTTGAAAAAATCAGTTCTTGTTGCACCAGCATTTCGTGACAAAAATTCTTCTATTTGATCTGACTGAGTTAGCTTACCTTTTAATGCAGGGGTTAGCAAAGGTGTTAACTTTGATTGTCTTGGTGCTTGGAAATTTCTCATTGCTGCTTGAGCAGTTGCTTGTGCTTCACCAAGATCTGGTACCAATTTTTTAGCCAATGATGACTGAACGATGGTGCTATAGAGGGATTTTACTTTTCCATCAGCTAATCTAGCAGCCTCTCCTAAACCAGCAAAACCACCAGATGCTGATGTAAGTTTAGGAAATAGACCAGTGAGTGCTCTACCCAAAACACCCATTGATGCCTGAATCGTACCAATACCAAGAACTATTGGACCAAGAACTGCCAGAAACGCAAGGAAGCCAAGAATCACTTTGGATATATTTTGTCTAGTAGCCTCAGACAGTGATTGCCATTTTTCATAAAACACCTGAATTTTGTCAGCCAAACTTTTCAATGTTGGACCAATTGTCTTCATCAAATCCGCAGCAAAAAGCTTAAATGCGTTTTTAATTTTTTGAATAGCTACTTCAAGCGAACCGAGTGACTGCTCCAATTCCATATTAGCAACTTCTTGAGCGTTTGATGCACCAGCAAGCTCAACGAGCATTGCACGACCAGATTCTGTTTTTGCTGTACCAATGATGTCAATTCCTTGACTTTGCTTCTTCTGAACGACAACATCAGCAACTGCCTTTCTTACTTCTTTAGCTGTTTTGATTTCAGCAGCAGAAACTTTTCCGTAACCTTCAACCATCTGCCCCGCCTGTGCGGTTGCAATTCTTGCAATGATTCCAATGTCACTAAAGTTATTTATAGCTGTTGGAAGCGCTGTACTATTTAATTGATTAAACTTACTTAAAGCACCTTCTGCTACGGATGCAAGAATTCCTTCTGATGTATTAGCGCTTCTTGTAGCCTTATTGAGTTCTCTATCAAATTGCCCCATCTGCTGAATGGCAATATACATTCTTGGTCCTTGACGCTTCTCAAAGATTTCAGACATAAGCTTGAGGGCACCCTCTGCTCCAGCAGAGCTTGCCTCAACTTTCATAAATACATCAACAATACCCTGAAGACCAGTCAACCCAGTTTTTGTTGTTTTATTAAAAATATTCTGAGTATCAGAAGCAACTCCATATTGTTTAGCAAGACTTGCTAATAATTCTGTGTTTTGCTTAGTTGGACTGATTGCTCTTTGCAATGAAACTTTAATTGAGTTTGCAGAAGCACCAACATCAAGACCAGCAGCCTTCATAGGAGCAAGCAATGCTGCTGCCTCTGTCATTGACAAACCAAAGCTCACTGCCATTGAACCTAATTCTGGAAGTGACTCAGACAAATCTTTTAGAGTTAGCGCCGTGACATTTTCAATATTGTTAAACATATTGAGCTGTGTTCTGGCAGCAGAAATAGCTCTTGCTTCACGGTCTCTTGCATCTGTTAATTTATTAAAAGCACCAGATGCCTCAAGAGCTCTAACTGAGTTGAAATACAAAGCCTGGGCAAGGTCTTGTGCGCCAGCAGCATCCATGTTGCCGAGTTTTTCAGTAATAAGTGTTAGCTCTGTAAGTGCTGTGATATTTTCATTAACACTAATTCCCAATTCAGCAAAATCTGTTGCAAGACCAACTACAAGATCTTTTGATACACCAAATTTATTACTTAAACCAGTTAACGCAAAATCAAGAGCCTTAAATGAATCAACCATTTTGTTAATAGCAGCCTGGCGCTCTGCACCACCAAGACCCTTGCCAAGCTTCTTATCAGCCTGTTCGGCTGTCATTGCAACGCCTTCAAGAACCTTTGTTAGTCTTACAAGAGCAGCATCAACTTTAACTAAACTTTGTAGACCAGTTCTTGCAAACAGCAACAATGGTGCTGTAAGGTTAATCATCAGGCTTCTACCAACGAATTGGGCATCCTTACCCATCTTCTGGAGTCTCAGCGAGATATTAGAAAGGTCTGATCCAAAAGACCTAATTCTCAAACCACGAAGTGTTGTTGAGAATGCTTTGAGTTGGTTCTGAGCGGAGGTTAGCTCTTTGCCAAGCTTTGTAGTAGGACCACCAGCTTTTAATATTGCGAGGTTATAGTTCTGAATATTGGAGCGGAGGCGCTTGCTCTCTTCAGAAAGAGCAGCTTGATTTCTCTTTAGTTCTTTTAAACTATTAGCGTGTTGATTAACACCTTTGCTCGTGATGCCTAATGCTTTATTGACAGCTTTAGCATGGCTATCCAGTGCCCTCATTGGCACTGTTACACCCTTTAGGTTAAGAGCAAGATTTCGTACAGATGCGCTTAAATTAGCGACATCCTTAACACCCGTAGTATGTACGCTAATTATTAGATCTACATCAGACATATTTGT